CTCCAGACGAATGTGTGGTATCAATAACCACCACTACATTTGATCTGTCTGCCAAGCCCTTGTTGTATGCTGTTGTCCACAACCCACTTGTCGCCTCGCCAGCTATGAACACCGAATCCGGTGGTCAAGCTATGCGGAATTCCGTCAGTGAACGCGTCATTAAGCCATGCCCTACTTACAATGTAAGTTTCGCTGACGCAGAAATGATAGCCGATTTTGCTGACAGATTTTGCGATGGTTGTACCATCGTTCCTTTGACAGACGAGGAAGTGGAGGACTCCCTCTTGCCCCACCAGCGAGAAGAGTATTTCAGCTTATCGACAGTTTGGGATATAGCGCGTAGTTATTTCTCAACCTTCATTAAAGCTGAGCCGGTCGGTGCGGGCAAGTCCGCGCGTGTCATTACCGCGCCCAAAGGTCCTTACAACGCCACATCTAGTGCTTTTATTAGAGCATTAGCCCGTCATTCCAAGAGGTTCCATGCCATGTGCGCCGGTCGTGACCCATTGTATATTGAGAATGCCGTTCATCAGTTCCATTTGAGGTGTGCCGCAGATAAGGTGGATGTCGTCGAAACTGATTTTTCATCGTTTGACGCTACCACTGGTGAATTGTGCCTCGCTGTAGAGGCCTCAATACTAAAGCGGTTATTTTCTAGCGAATTCCATGCCGCCATAGATGGATTCCTCTCGCAAACATATGCTACTAAGGTCAAGGCCGACTATGGCCAAGACCCTGACGGCAGGCAGCGCAATACCGTTACCTTTGGCAACGGTACATTGAGTGGCATATCCGGTACCACGACCCGCAACTCTGATTTCCATATGTTCTGCCAATTTCGCATGGCGCGCTATGTGGGCAAGTCTAGTCAAGAGTCGTGGGCACACACCCTCACTAGCCTATTTAGCGGTGATGATGGGTTGGCACGTAGTTTGGGGCTACGTAGCTTTGATGCACTGGCGGGCACCGGACTTAAAATGAAAGCACGTGTGTACAACAGTGGTCCTACCCACTTTTTAGGTAGATTGTACCCTAGCCCGTACGATACTCCGTCTAATGTTGCCTGCGCACTTCGTGTGCTAAGTAAGATACATATGGTTTATGTCCCACCTGGCAAGACCGCTATGTTAGCGATGGCGCAGAGAGCGTTGGGGTGCCTGGTCAGCGATCCTCATACGCCGCTTGTCTCCGCTTATTGGCGGGCCTGCTTGCGCAGTCAACCAGCCTTAGCGCTTGATCGAGCATTCTTCAGCGCATATGAATTTGAACGTCTAACTGAAGTTAATTCCTATACTAGTAGTGGATTGGATCGAGACATAGTTTTGGAGTGTTATGCCGGGTTGCTTGGCGTCACCACTGATGCCCTTGAGGAGTTGGAGAAGTCCTTCATTGCGCTCCCGGCACTTCCCGGTACCGTTTATCCAGCACTATGCCCGGTGGTCCTCGTTGAGAAGCCTGGCATGGTTATTGATGGTATGTCTTTGTCCATGCCACCACTACCGCCCGCCGTCATTGAGCGCGATAAAGACGTACTTGATGACCAATATGAGGACTCTGTCAATGCTGCCCAGCTTGCGAGTACCTTGACGAACGCACTACCCATACGTGAGGTTGGCAACACTCACTTTGACCCGCCTTCTTGCGCTCTATGCACCAGTCGTGAGCACCCTACCGCCGATCATTCCATAACTATTGTTGTGGATAAGCAGGATTGCTTGCGGTGTGGTAGCCGCTACCATTCTGTCGAAGATCTTGATGCTTGCACATTGTCACAGCGCAAGAACCGTCAAGCAGAAATCCTCCAATCTGCGCTAGATGATGCTGAAGATTTAAGGCATGATGATGCTGGGCCATCTTCTGACATCTCCGCCAAGAAAAGACCTCGTGGTTCGCGTGGCGGCCGAAACCACACCAAGAAGAATTATATTAAAGAACAATAATTGTTCTTTTGTAACTAACCATTATTCTTCACCAATTTATAGTTGGGTTCTATATGGTCCACGGATAACAACGCTTATTGTTGACAGCTGGCAAAGACCGCATTTTAAAATTTTAAAATTACTTCGTTCTTCAAGAATGCCAGTGCAGATTACAGCTTATCTTTTGCACAATTGGTTTTAAGCAAAAACAGCTTTTGCGGTGATATAACCGTCGAAGCCCCTTTAGTTACGTCACCAGTTATTGTCCCTTCCGGCCACACTCGTGAATCCACTTTAGTCGTCCTCAATTCCTCATCGGCTGTGCCATTCGGCCAGGCCCGTGAGGCTACTCTTACCGGCTCTACAGCTTCTACTGTTTCTGAGTCTATTGATGTAGATACATCTTCTGCGGGGTTAACTAGGTCCGCGATTGCAGATGGCAGACGTTGGTTAGCCGCCGACTGTGGTCTTACTCCCGGCTCCAAGGCCGATGTGAGCCACCCATCTCTCTCTACCTCGAACCTACGTTGGGATCCCGATCACCAGCTTTGGTACTGGCCTTATACTGGCAATTCACCTAAACTAGCTTCTAAAGCGTGTTCAGCTGGTGACAGCGTTGCCATGATCGTCAACACCAACCAAACTACCCGACTTGCTGTCGGTAAATGTTACGGTTATGCTCAGTCTCCATACTTGGCCGTCACTGGCGGCAAGCGCGTTCGCGACCTCGTATGCCTCGTCGATTATGACTCTCGTGCTGGAGACTGCGGCAGCCTAGTAGTCACGACGAAAGGCGTTGTCGGTCTCCATTGTGGTACTTTAGTACTCAATTCTAAGAAGTTTAATGCTTATTACCCCTTTAGGTTGCCGGGGTTGCCCATCACCGCGCCATCTTCTGGTGGTGCCTATAATGAGGGAGCCCGTCGGCAAAGCGGCCGTGTTGCAAGGTTCTCCCCTGTACACGTTCGTGCATTACCAGCGGTACGTAAGCAGCGCTCCTCATCCGCCAGTTCTACTGGCTCAAAAGCCGACAGCACTAAGCCCACTAAGAGCGCAATTAAAAATTCGAAATCCCCGTCAGCTCATTCCGAAAAGCGCGAGGGCATAGTCGGTATGTCTGCCGCCGGCAGCGACCTCATCTCGCCATCTGGTGATTCCATGAGTACGTCCCTCGTGGAAAAGTATGTCAGCATGCTATTGAACCCTTGGGGTACTGGGCCTTGCCGGTTGCCAGACCACGTGGTTACTCCCACTGCGTTAGGACGCTTTTTCGCTAACCGCACGTTTACAGTTGCTAATACTGCCACTGGCGGTCCGAACATTTTGTTTGGATTAGTGTCGCGTTTATCTATCGCTGCTTTTCCCGGGCCGTTTGGGCCTGTTGAGACTACCACAACCAATATTGACTCGGGCGGTAATGTAACCGCCGCAAAGGCTTATTTGGGCGCCCCAGGCTCTATCCTCACCCCGCTACAGTGGGGTGCGGGTGCTTATGCCAATCCACGTGCACTCATGCTTCCTACCACTGGCACACAAAGTCAGTGTTTATGGGGTGATGATTACGGTTCTTCATTGGCTGCCACCTTGCCATTCATCTCCGCTTATCGCGTGTTGTCAATGGCTATACGG